TTCTTCTTTCATTAAACTTAAATACATCTGCATTATCTGGTGTAGGATACAGAAATACTTTAGGTGTTAATTGTTTATCTAAAAAATATTGAGATGGTCTACCCGTATCACTTTTGTTAGGGATACGAAGGTAGTCATCTCTACTAATTCTTTCTAATTCAAAATCTGTAACTGTAGAATCAGAATTTGTTTTTTGTATGACCGCCTCTGTAATATCTACTGTATGAGTATTAAGTGTGTAACTTGCTGTGTTAGCTGTTAGAGTTTGAGTTGACTCTGTAACTGTCCACAGTTGTATGTTTCTGTTACTCCACTCTTGTAACAATAAATTTAAAGCTCTTCTACCTACAGATGCTTC